TGATTTAGGTAAAGCAGGAGCTGCAATAGCTGGTATATTAGCTATATGCGCCGGATTTGAATTGTTATCGGGTATGTCTGGCAATATACTGGCAAGCTCAGCAGCTTTGGTGATCATGGCTACAGCATTAAATCTTATGGTACCAGTATTACAATCCTTAGGTAGTATGTCTGTTGATGAAATAGTAAAGGGGATAGTTTCAATAGCTGCTACAATGGCGATTATAGGAGTTGCAGGATACGCTTTGGAACCGGTAGCACCAGTTATATTGGCTATTAGTGGCGCGGTTGCATTGTTGGGCGTAGCATGTTTAGCAGCAGGTGCGGGGGTTATGGCATTTGCAACTGCTTTTTCGATATTGTCTACTGCTGGGGCAGTAGGAGCAGCAGCTTTTGTAGAAGCTTTAAGTGTCACGATAACTGGTATATTAGAGCTAATACCTTCAATGGTTGGTGTCATAGCAGAAGCTATTGAAGGTATATGTAATGCTATTATACTGAGTGCGCCAGCAATAGGACAAGCCTTTAAAGCACTATTGTTGGAAGCTATCAATATTTGTGTAGAATGTATACCAGCGTTAGCAGACGGTATTTTCAAAATAATAGTCGGAGTATTAGAGACCGTTAAAACATATTCACCTAAAATAGTCACTTTATTATTTGATATTTTTAAGAGCATAGCTGAAAGTGCGGTTGAAGCATTGGGTAATATTAGTGCTGAATCATTTATTACAGGTATAGCTGCTATTACAGCATTTATGTTGGCATTAAATGCTATGACGGCGTTGGCAGCAGGGGCAATGGTTGGAGTGTTGGCACTTGGAGCGGTCATTGCAGAATTGTCACTTGTGATTGCCGCATTAGGTGCTTTATCTCAAATACCCGGATTAGAATGGCTGATATCCGAAGGTGGGGATTTTCTTCAAATAATCGGTACAGCAATTGGTCAATTTATAGGTGGAATTGCAGGAGGATTTCTTGACGGCACCACATCTGCATTACCAGAGATGGCATCCAATCTTTCTATGTTTATGACGAATTTGTCGCCGTTTATAGAAGGTGCTAAGAACATAGATGGTAGTTTGCTATCCAATATACAGACATTAACAAATACAATTTTGGCACTGACCGGTGCAGGACTGTTAGAATCGATAACTTCATGGCTAACTGGTGAATCATCTTTTGCACAGTTTGGCACTCAATTAAAAGTGTTCGGCGAAGCAATAAAAGGATATGGCGATACTGTATCGGGTATAGATACAAGTGGTATCGAAGCATCCGTCGCGGCTGGAAAAGCTCTATCTGAACTGGCAAAGACTCTTCCGAACTCAGGCGGGTTAGCTGGAATGCTAGCTGGTAATAATGATATAGGCGATTTTGGTACACAAATAATTTCGTTCGGAAATGCAATAAAGAATTATGGAGATATAGTATCTGGTATTAACACCGGAGGCATCGAAGCGTCTGTAAACGCAGGAAAAATGTTGGCAGAATTAGTCAACGATACTAGTGGTGTCGATAGTCTACAAAATTATGGAGATTCTTTGAAATCTTTCGGGGAAAATCTTATGATTTTTGTTAATGATATTAGCGGGGCAGATTTTTCAGGACTATACAATAGTTTATCCTCTCTAAATACGGCATTTGCTTCAGCCGGAACGCAAGGAATAAACGATTTTGTAAATTCACTCATTTCTGCATCGGGAAACATTTCACAAGCGGTATCGTCAATAGTTGAATCAGCAGCTTCGGCATTGCAAAGCAGAATGGGAGAATTCCAATCAAGCGGTGCTAATTTGGGGAATTCTTTGGCTACAGGAATAGTATCGTCTAGTGCGACAGTTATGTCCGCTATAAACAACATGGCATCAGCTGGCATAAATAGCGCAAATAATCAAGTTGGTGGTTATAGAGCAGCAGGTTATAACATGGCATTAGGACTAGCGTCGGGTATTAGCTCGGGTAGTTCTTCGGCTATAGCTGCCGCAGTAAGCTTGGCTAAAAGTTCATTAGCTGCCGCAAAAGAAGCGTTAGGAATACATTCGCCATCAAGAGCTTTTATGGCAATTGGTAGATATATCGGTGAAGGCTTAGCAAACGGTATACGAGATAACGCATATAGAGCAGTGGATGAAACTGAAGCGTCAGCAGCAAAAGTTAAGAGTGTGGCGAAAAAGTCTTTTGATGATGTTGAAAAATGGGTAGAAGAAGCAAAGTCTTTCGACGAGTTGAGTTTGGCGGAGGAACTTGAAATATGGGATACTATGATTTCAAAATACTCTGAGGGTAGTGAAGAGAGACTGAAGGCTGAAAAGAATGCTTATGCAGTTCTTAAGGAATTAAGAGAAGAGGATTATCAGAATTCTAAGGATTGGATCGATAAAGAAAAAGATTACAATCGTATGAGTACCAAAGAGGAACTCGAGGGTTGGAAACGAGTTCAAGAGCGATACATTGAGGGTACAGACGAACGAGCAGAAATCGATAAAAAGATTTACGATCTGAAACACGAACTTATTGATGGAGATGTATATGCACTGGAAAGAGAAATTCAGGCTAATGATGACTTAATAGCATCATTGGAAGAAGGAACAGTTGCTTATTCTAATGCTGTAAAAGAAGGTATATATCTTCGTAAGTTGTTAAAAGATGCGGAATATAGTACATCTAAGAATTGGATTGAAACTGAAAAAGATTATAATCGTTTGGACACTAAAGGCGAACTTGAAGCTTGGGAACGGGTTCAGGCAAGATATGAAGACGGTAGTGAAGAACGAATAGAAATCGATAAAAAGATTTACGATCTAAAACACGAACTTATTGACGGTAATATAGATGCGTTGGAAGACGAGATAGAAGCTAACAAACGTCTGATTGCAACTTTAGATGAGGGTTCGGTTGCATGGTCCAATGCAGTTAAAGAGGGTGAATACCTTAAGAAACTACTGGACGATGCTAATTATCAGAATTCTATGGATTGGATTCAAGACCAAGAGGATCGTGGGGAATATTCTTTAGCCGACAAATTAGCGTGGAATACTCGTATGCTGAATAAATACGGTAAGCGAAATAAGGAAACACGTAAAAAGTACGAAAAAGAAATCTATGCCACGCAAAAAGAAATCTACAACGCTTATAAAGACTTTCTTGATGATTGTCAAAATGTTAAGGATGATTACGTCGAGAAAGAAAAGGAATTAAACGAAAAACTCGAACAGGACATTAAAGAACTGGAAGATAATTATTCGGATACCCTCAATTCAAGGATTCAGTCACTTTATAATGCATATGGTTTGTTTGATAAGGTGGAGCAAAAAGGAAAAACCGGTGTTTCCGAATTGACAAAAAATCTTCAAGATCAAGTTGCAGAGTTTGAGGATTGGGACTATACACTTCAACAACTATCTAAACGAGGACTAAACCAAGCATTGATAGAAGAACTTCAGGAAATGGGACCATCAGCTATTGCTAATATTCGAGGCTTGAATTCTATGACTGATGCCCAACTTTCGCAATATGCAAATTTGTGGGCTGAAAAGCATAAAGAAGCAACAGACAGAGCAACTGATGAATTAACCGACTTACGCAAAGAAACAAATAGCCAGATTAAAGATCTTAAAACCACATATAATTCAGACTTGGATGAATTGAAGAAAGACACTGACGAAAAACTCGGTGAATTAAAAGATGCTTTCTTAAAGAATATCGGTGCTATCAAAGACGATACCGAAGAGAAATTCCAAGAAATTGTTTCTATAGCAAGCACTGTTTTAGGTTCTGCCGGTTGGGATGAACTCGGCGAATATATGGTCGACGGATTAATTGAAGGTGTAGAAAGCAAACAACCTGAATTTCTTAAAACTTTGGAGAGTCTTATTTCTGCCGGAACGGAAATAACTCAAGATACTGCCGAGATACACTCACCATCGCGAGTATTTGCCAGAATCGGTGAATATATGGTTGAGGGTTTGATAGGCGGTATTACTAATCGAAGTAATGATGCTTCTAAAGCGAGTGCTGATATGGCACGTGGTACAATTCAGTCTGTAAGCAGATTGATAAGTGATATGTCTACAATAATCGATAGCGATATGGAGATAACACCAACCATAAGTCCTATTTTGGATATGACAAATGTGCAGAATGGGCTTAATCAAGTGGATAGCACACTTTCGGCAAACAGAAGTATTGCTCTAGGAATGAGTGTTGTGTCTAAAAATCAAAATGGATTAGCATATCAGTTTGGCGATGCTATATCAAAGTTGGCAGATGCGAATACACAATCAAACGGTCAGATTGTAGATGCAATAGACGGCTTGAAAAGTGATTTGTCTGACTTGGTAGATAAAGTAAGTCAATTACAAGTCGTGATGGATACAGGCGAATTGGTCGGCGCAATAAGTCCTGAAATGGACAGAAGTCTTGGTGTAGCAGCAATGATGAAAAGGAGAGGTAATATATGATTCAATCGATAACATTTTTTAAAAGTCCTGACGATATTCTAAAATCGCATGATAAGAATACAAAAGTGGACTGTAAAAATACATGGGATGATTGGCATATATTAGCCGAATCCCGTCCGGTCTTTGCTCCACCCGAACCAAAGACAAATTATATAGATGTACCGGGAGGAAACGGATCTCTGGATTTATCGGAGGCTCTTACGCGTTACCCAACGTACAATAACCGTACCGGTACATTTAAATTTAAGGTTATGAATGATTACGAGGTCGGTAACCGTATTGTTTTAGAGTCGAATGATCGTAATCGTTGGGCTCAAAGGTATTCGGAAATTATGGAGTATTTACATGGAAAATGCTTATATGCGGTTTTGGACGATGATCCAACATGGTTTTATCAAGGGCGTTTTACAGTAGATTCGTGGGAGTCAGATGATACTTGGTCTGTTATAACAATCGGGTACAATGTGAATCCGTTTAAATGGAATATATCATCATCTACTTCTGATTGGCTGTGGGATCCGTTTAACTTTGAAACAGGAGTTACTTGGGATACCACATGCACTGATATAGAAATAGATAATCAAAATGGATTTAGTGAAATGCAATTTCCACCATATACTTTGGATTCTGATTCATTGAATACTTTCTTTGGTGGTGTTCCAATTTCACCAATGATAACATTTAAACCAAAATGCCCGACTCATCATAAGTTATTAACCTATAATAACGGAATATTGAGATGCCCTGAAAGCAGTTGCGGTAAATTGGATAAAGGTATAGATATTCGATTTGTCAATTCATATTTGGATATTGACATCACAATGAATTTTAAAGGCGGAACAACATTTGCTCCTGATTTCATTTTCTATGGACAAACCAGACCGTATAAAATGTATTTTAAAGGAGTAGGTACTATTTCAATAGATTTTAGAGTGGGGAGGTTATAATCAATGTATAGTATAATGGGTGACGGTGTTATGATTTACAGTGATGTATCTCCTACAGAGAGCCGAAAAGCAGACAGTCCAAAACTTACGTTAAAGGACAATGCCGCAGGCTCTCTGGAAATAACTCTTCCACCGGGAAACGCCGGATATGATATATTGAAACGTATGACATCTGAAATAATCGTATATCGGGACAAACAAGAATTATGGAGAGGTAGAATACTCTCTGAAAAAATGAATTTCTGGAATAACCGAACTTTAACTTGTGAGGGTGAACTGTCATATTTGAATGATACAATTCAACCTCAAGCAAAGTATCCGGAGGGAACGACTGTCGGAAGTTTTCTGACTTCTGTTTTGGACAACCATAATAAACGATATGGCGATGATGAAGAAAGATATAAGTTTTACATTGATGAAGCATATATCTATAACTACAACGAGCCATTTACAGAAGAAATTGTTACCGATTACGGAAAGACATTAGATGCTATAAACGAAAATGTTGTCAATGCTTTTGAATGTCATCTCTGTATAAAAAGAATTGGCGATAAGAAATATATAAGTCTGATAAAAGAAGAATACCAACTTAATGAGAACTCGCAAATTATAAGATTCGGAGATAATCTTTTAGATTTTACAAAGAATTGGGATTTAACAGATTTGGCAACGGTCTTAATCCCAAGAGGTGCAACCGTAGAACAGGAATCAACCGAGGATTCAGATGCGTTTGATACTTATGTAACGCTGTCTGATATTCCTAAGGGAGATGTGGTTGATAAAGAAGAAATCGGATATTATGAGCGAGATAAAGACGGAAAACTTACTCACAATGAAGATGGAAATTTGATTTACATTTATCCCGACAAAAAAGACGAAAACGGAAATTTAGTCTATAAATACAAAGTAGATAAAGACGGTTATATTATTATCGAAAGTAAGACGTTGGATAACTCGGTTACTGTTCCTACGATACGAGTAGACACCAAAACAAATAAGAAAGATACTGTTATGGTTGAATTCCTTGATTACAGTATCGATAGCGATAATAAGGTTACATCTACAATTACCGCTAAGATCGAAACAGACGGAACATATGCGAATGTGTACTTGAAGAACGAAAATGAGGAGTTCTATTGTCTTAAAGACATATACGGACGAGTTGAAGCCGTTGCGGATTTCAGCGAGACAAAGGATTCAATCGAACTATTAAAGAAGACGCGAGATTATATCAAAGAACATCAGTTTGACCAAATGACTCTTGAAGTATCGGCAGTCGATTTGCGATATTTGTCGAATATTAACGAGCCGGTAAAAATTCTTGATCGTATAAGATGTATTTCTTATCCACACGGAATGAATACCTTGTTTACGGTAACTGAACTGAGCATAGAGCTTGATAAGCCTGACAGTGCAAAATATACTCTCGAAAAGACTCTTTTGAATACTTCAGGTACATCTTCGTTATCTGAAACAATGAGTTCGGTGTCTTCGGAGATAGAATCACCGCATTCTACAATATTAAAGAATGCACAAGCAAATGCTGATAAAATGCTGAGGGAGAATACAAACGGTTATGTGTCATTGATTACAAATAATCAAAATGGACAACATTCAGAGGCTTTAGTTGTTTCTTCGGGTAAGGACTATACACGTTCGGAACACTTTTGGATATGGAACGTTAACGGCCTCGGTCATTATACGGAATATGCCGATCAGGCTGCTCCTCAAGGCGATACTGATGATAAAACTGATACCTTTTGGAACAACGGAAAACCATATAAGCTAAATCTCGGTATAACTATGGACGGTGCGATTGTCGCGAATCGTATAACCGTCGGTCATATGAGTGCCGATAGAGTTCGAACGGGTGTATTAATGTCGCAAGACGGAAATGTCGTGTGGGATTTGAATACCGGTGGAAGTATGATTATAAAGAAAGGCTCTATAGATTTGGGAAATAGCTCATTCAGTGTTAATGACAATGGAGAATTAAGAGCTGTTAAAGGTTATATAGGTGGTTTCGTCATCGAGGCGGATAATCTGCATAATGACTGTATAACTTTAGATAAAAGCGGACTGGTACTCGTCAATGAAAAAACGAATGTCGGTAAAATCGGAACAACTCAATGGGAAAACGAACCGAGTAAAAAGATTCTGTCTATGAGCTTGGAACCCGATGGTGCTGCTATTGTTTGGGGATATAAAGAAAAATATACCGATGAAAAATACACCGCTCAATTTATCTATGCTGCTAAAGATTATGGACAATACAAAGCGGGTAATTTCTATATGCATGGCAATTTAGATTTAAGAGGTCGCGAATTGAAAAATTTTGTAATAAATCCATCCACAGCAGATAAGGAAAATAATAATACCGTAGTTAATAGTTATACTTCCGATGGAAATGTACTTTTAGTCAAACCAGGGTTCATTACAGCCGAAGGTACTATTGATTATACAAAGACCGTAAGTGTCAAAATTCAAAATGGTTTTGTAATAAATAGGTAATATTTTCTTGCATAAGATTAAAACATATGATATAATTAAATATACAGAAATTATATTAATTTAGGAGGATAAGGTTATGAAAAAGATGATATGTAAAATACTATCAGCAGTAATGATATTATCAACTATGATGGTGCCTTCGGTGTCGGCTGACGAAGCTGTTCCAACGGCATCAACAGTGTTGGTTAACGGTGAGGATATCAAATTTGATTCTTATAATATCAATGGGAATAACTATTTCAAACTTCGTGATTTAGCATATGTTTTAAATGCGACAGAAAAACAGTTTTCTGTAGGCTATGATGAAGTTATGAATACAGTTTCATTAACCAGCAGTCAACCATATACCATTGTTGGAGGGGAATTGGAAAGTTTAGACGGCGATGTTGTCGAAGCTACAGCTACTAATTCTTCAATTTTAAAAAATGGAGAAGAAGTTAATCTACAAGTATATCTTATCAATGACAGCAATTATTTCAAACTTCGAGATATAGGTAAATTATTTGATTTCGGTATAGATTGGAATGGTGAAAAAAATATTATATCCATAGATACTTCTAAGAATTATATTTCCGAAAATGAAGGTGATAAAGTGATTGAAAGTACATATTATTCTCAATATCAATCTGGCGATAAAGTCGAGATAAAGGGTAAGCTACTCTCTATTGAAGAATATAGAGGCGAAAACGGTAGTTGGGATAATGCCACACTATTAGGACATTTTAAAGACAATAATGATAATGATTGGATTACATACTTAAATGAAGACGAGTATGGTATAGGACATAAGAGTGATTTCGAAAAATATGTAGGTGCAAATGTAACAATATCGGGTACATACGAAGGTTATTCTAAGAAATTTGAAAAACCATTCATATCACTGTATACCATGAAAAGCGACAGTAACATCACTATAAACGGTATACGTAAAGTTGAAGAACTTCTCGCTAATGGACAGATACCAATAGAAAATGAATTCGATCCATATATGGGTGGGATGTCTATAGAATGGATGTTAAAAAGTGTTAAACATTATTTGGAATGTATAAAATCAGGATATGAAATTTTGGAATAAAGAACTTGACTTTATATCTATATTTTGGTATTATTATATAAAATAATGCTGAGGGAGAAAATAAGATATGGGTATATTTGACGAGAGATTTCCGGGTATAGATTGGCATTGTGATAGATGTGGTGCGTACTTAAATTCACAAGAGGGTTTTGACGATCACAAGTATTTATGGAAATGCACAGAATGTGGACATAAAAACAGCATATCCAGAGACGATATTTATGCATCAGATGATGAGTTTAATAAGTATAAGGACTAACAAAACACGGAGTGAAAAAGATGAGAAAAAAAGCTGAAAAAGAATTAAAGAAACGTTATGCTATTGCAGAAGAAATAATAAAAGATAAAAACAAGTTAGATGATTTTCTCGAACGGCTTGAACGTAAAATAAAAGAGGTTCCTAAAATTGGCGAAAAATTATCGCATGTAATTGTCATGGTTTCTTTAGTCAAACACTATGCTACAAAAGAGTATACTGATTTCCCTATGGCGTCTTTGATAGCAGTTGTGGCAGCTTTGGTATATTTCATATCGCCTATAGATCTTATTCCGGATGGAATACCAATAGCAGGATATGTAGATGATGCTTTGGTTGTAGCTGTTTGTTGGTCTATTGTCGAAACTGATGTTGATAGATATTTAGAATGGCGTGATAACAATAAAGAAACGGAGTCCTAACAAGGGCTCCTTCTTTTTACGCGAAATTAGCAACTCCTTTTATGGAAAGGAGTGAAGTGTTATGAATATTTACGAATTACAATTCAGATGCAATTTCTTTTGGGATGTTCTTAAAATGTATATTCAAGATATGCGAACATTTAAAGCACCGATAGGTTATAGGTGTAAACGCATTGTATCTTGGAATATTACAGAGGATAACTACCAAATAGAACAATGTCAAGGAACATTTTTAGAATTTGTAAAATGGCTGGTAACACATGAATCATTCGAAATAACCGAAAAAATTAAAAAGTAAGAAAGTTAGAGTCCTAACAAGGGCTCTTTCTTTTTTTATGCAATTTTTCAACAACGGAGGTGATTAAAGCTATATGAAACTAATGAATGTTGAAATGGAAACTATGCTCGGACAAGTACAATCGGTACTCGGGCATGTAGACAAAGTCGGCTATGTTGCCGCCAGAAATACTCGCATATTAAACACAGCACTTACTGAATATTTTCAAATCAAGCAAGAGCTTATAACCAAGCATGGCGAGAAAGAAATAATCGACGGCGAGCCGACAGGCAGAATAGTTGTAACTCCGAAATCAGAACATTTCAAAGAATTTGAAAAGGAGTTTTCTGAAATTGCAACTATCGAACATGAGGTTGAGTTGATGAAGCTCAATTACAACGAGGTCATAGGCATCTTAAGCGGTGAGGAAATACTAAAGCTTGATTGGATGCTGGAAGACGAGGAGGGATAACCATGGCGAATATATCCGATTGGTTAAATAAAATAAAATCTGCTATATACGGCAGAGAAGTACGCACAGCATTGCACGACTCTATCGATGCTGTGAACCAAGAAACAGAGTCAAATACAGAGTCTTGTAAGAATTTGCGTAACGACCTTACCGCACATTCAAATACAAAAGCAACAGGCGGTGTTTTAGGGCATGTAACTTTATCTGACAGTGCAAGTGATACTTTCAATAATTCCGAATCGGTTGCCGCAACTCCGCATGCCGTAAAAATTGCATACGACAAAGCGGTTGACGCACGTTCGGCAGCAGACTCTAATAGAGCGGCACTGAATGATGAAGTGACAAAACGATCCAATGCGGATAAGGATTTATCCGAACGAATAAACGAACGAGTTAAAACTGATGAGGTTATGAGCGAAGATATAAGCACTCTAAAATCAAAAGCACATACTCATGACAACAAGGAAGTTCTTGACGGTATCACTTCTGACGATGTTGAAAAATGGAACGGTATTAAAAATCAAGTTACGCAGGAGCAACTCAATGAACATGCTGCTTATAATAACGAACAGATAGCATCTTTGATGCGAGAAATAATGCTTTTACAAACTGCACTTGGTATTGTAATATACGACGGTGGTTTATTTGAGCAAGACTATGATGAAATAGAATTTGATGGTGGAGATTTCGACAATGAACCGACAGATGAGTTTGATTGTGGAGATTTCGAACCGTTGAAGATATCAACACAAGTAAACGCTGTCTTAGATGGCGGAAAATATTAAAAAAATGGAGGAATTCAAAATGGCAAACACAATTTTAATCAAAAGAGGTTTAATCAAAAATCTTTCAAATCTAACACTAGCAGAGGGCGAATTGGCACTTGCTTATAATGATGACAAAACAAAAATTGCTCTTTATGCAGGCAATGGTGGATCAAACATTCTTCTGAATCCGGATGTAACAGTTCCGACAAAGGTTTCAGAGTTGACGAACGACAGTAAGTTTCAAACAGAAAGTGAAGTTGCTACTACCGTAGCGGCAGCAATTGCAGCAACAGGACACGCGTCATTCAAGAAAGTTGACAGCATTCCATCTACAGAAACAGCAGAAGATAACGTATTGTATCTTGTTATGAATGGCAAGACTAATCACTATGATATTTATGCTAAAGTTGATTCGGAAGTAGTATTGCTTGATGACACAACTGTTGATTTAAGCGGCTATGCAACGGTAGAGGAACTTAATAAGAAAGTTGACAAAGTAGACGGTAAACAACTTTCAACTGAGGATTATACAACAGCGGAAAAAGAGAAGCTTGCAGCTTTGTCGAATTACACACATCCGACATCACATCCGGCAAGTATGATTACACAAGATTCAACGCATCGCTTTGTTTCAGATGCAGAAAAAACAGCATGGAACTCTAAATTGGACTCAACAAGTACAATAGATGGAGGAACATTTTAAGGAGGTTTAATCCATGGCAAACAAAATCTTATTAAGAAGAGGGTTAAAATCTAAATTGCCAACTCTTTCGGCAGGAGAACCGGCATATACCACCGATTCTCGTGAATTTTTTATGGGCACCGGAAGTGGTAATGTGAATATGGGTGGAAGTCAATGGTATACGGGTACTGCTATGAGCGGCACCAGTACATCAAGCACATATTCGTATACTTCTTGCCCATTGGTTAAAGTTGGCGATATTTATCTAAACACTTCGTACGGATATATTTATCAATGTTCGACTGCAGGTAGCGGAACAACAGCGAGATGGCAGTACAAAGCATGTATAAGAGGACCACAAGGAGCAACCGGTGCAACAGGTAGTTATTTTCCAAGTAATGGTTATGCATCCATGGATGACTTAACAAGTGATGTGAATGACTTGGTGGGTAATGAAAAACTTGCTCCGCCAACATCAATTACGATTGCTTGTAGAGACTCTCAACACCAATGGTTAGCTAATTATATTTGTCCGGATAATCAGGATCACACTTCTATATTCCAGCAAGCCATTAATCAATTATATATCGGTGGTAAAATTACAGTTTTAGAGGGTGACTATACTATTAAAGGTCCTTTATCACTGAGCGGTAAAAAAATAATAATTGAGGGCATGGGTCCTGGAACAACGATAAATGTTTCATCAACACTTATAAATTCAAGTGGTAACAATAATATTACTTTTAAAGATTGTAGTATTGAGGCTAGTAATATAGAGAACGGCATATTCAATTTAGTCGGAACAGATAACCTGTATCTTGATAATTGTGATTTCAATGTCTCAATAAAATCAGGTACGGTAACCCATAATCCAACAGCAATTGCTACAAGAGGTAATATACATATAAATCGTCTCAATACAAACATAACATTCAACGATAATGATGGGGAATGCGGTGCGGTATTTAGAGATTGTAAAATACTTGCTAATTTATTGGTCGCAAGAGCCAAAAGATCATCAGGCAGTTATAATATAAACATATTCTATAACTGCAGTGGTAGAGCTACAGGTTGTAAATTAATAAGCCCACAATTTATATCAAACGATGGTGCTGCTACAGGAATGACAATAGATTCTTCTTATGTAAAATGCACGAGTCCAACTCAAACAAGAAGTGGCTCTGGTACTATATCTAATTGCAAAATAGTAATAACGGGTACAACCATTTACTTCGGGTACTATATCGTAGATAATAATATAATTGTATTTACTCAATACAATACAACGGGCGTGTATACACAATACTGTGCTATATTCGCTAATAATATGGTATACAATAATAAAAGTAATATATTCTCGTTTAATCACTATTCGAGTGTAAAAGGAAACATATCTCGATACTCATTAACGAGTTCCACTCCTACCGGTTCTGATATAAGCGGAAATATAGTGAATGCTAATATGCAAGCAATAAGTTCAATGGAGGAATAGGAATATGAATGATAAGTTTTTTATAAAGGACAATAAAATATGTTTAAATACTCATAAAGTTGTTGTTAGACGATATCTCGATATTAATAAGACTGATTACGTAGATGAAACTCATTGTGTTGATTCGGATGGATTGCATGAACTAGAAGTTAACTTTGTACCAAAGCATAAATTAATTTCGATTGTTTCAAAAGAAGAACTTGATACTTCAGACTATGCATGGATGGAGGGTATCGAACTAACAACAGATAACGTACAGAAAGAACTTGATGATATTGCTGCGTGCGGAAGTCTTGAGGCTTATAATGCATCACTACCGCAAACACAAGACGAATTTAATCTTGATATAGATTACAGAATGTCAAAAATGGAATTGGGATTGTAAAGAGGAGGAAATGATATGACTTATGGTTATTGCAAAAAAATAATCGCAAGCGGTAAATACGATAAAAATGAAATGAAAGATAAGTTGGATATTTTTCTGTTGGCTAATCGTATTACCGATGAGCAATACAAGGAATTAATACAACTAATAAACGGTGGTGAGTAATGTTGGATACACCGATTACAAGAGCTGAACATGAAGAATTTCGTAGACGAATAGAGGAAGAACATAGTCGACAAAATAGACGCTTGGAACTTTTAGAAGAGAGTATCGAGCGTCTTAATGCTCTTAACACGTCTATTGAGAAACTTGCATTAAACATGGAGAGTATGCTAAAAGAGCAGGTTCGCCAAGGTAAACGTCTTGAAGTGCTGGAGAATAGGGATGGAGAGATGTGGCGTAAATTATTATCTTATGCTGTTACCACCGTGGTTGGTATAATTGTCGGATACATATTTACTCATATAGGTTTTTAAAAAAGGAAGTGTTATGTATGAGAATAGGTATAAACTGTGGACACACTATTAGCGGACAACCAGGCTGTGGAGCTGTTGGACGTATTGATGAAAGTGTAGAAACTCGGGCTGTAGGAAAAATTCTTATCAATATGTTAAAATCGCAGGGGCATACTGTGCATGACTGTACGAATGATTATGCTCCATCAACGACGTCTAATTTAAGACAAATAATAGATATGGCTAATGCACATCCGCTAGATTTGTTTGTATCAATTCATTTCAATAGTGGTGGCGGTAGAGGAACAGAGGTATTTACATACGGAGGGAAAATATTTCTAGAGGCAGAGAATACTTGCAAAGCTATTCATGAATTGGGATTTAAAAACCGAGGTATAAAAGATGGTTCAAACTTATATGTTGTTAGAAGAAGTGATGCTAAAGCCATGTTAGTTGAATGTTGCTTTGTTGATACGGATGATGCAGATGAATACAAAAGTATTGGTGCTAAGAAGATGGCATCAGCAATATGTAAAGGAATAACAGGTCAAGCCGGAAACGAGGATGATGATATGAAAAATTATGATGAAATTATAAACAAAATGGGAGAAGAAATTGCATCTTTGAAAGAAGAAGTGAAAATTTTGAAAAATCCAATGATTTATAATTTTGTGGATGAAAATATGCCTGGTTGGGCAAAAGAGGCTGTTCAATGGTGCATAGATAAAGGTATCATATCGGGTACCGGAAATGGTTTAAATCTAACAGATGCCAAGCTATGGACGTGTGTTGTAATACACAGAACAGTAAAATTGATTGTCAAAATTATAAATGTGAAGATTTGATAGGGGGCATTTTTATGAAAATGAATGACAAGACGTATGACGTATTGAAATGGATTGCTACATATCTATTACCTGCTTTGGGAACTTTATATTTTGCTTTGGCACAAATATGGAATCTTCCATATGGCGAACAAGTTGTGGGATCAATAACCGCAATAGATACATTTCTGGGAGTTGTATTAGGTTTAAGTACGAGCCAATATAATAAACAGAAAGAGTCGGATAACTAGCAGTTAGGCGATTTACAACTGCATCAGAGATAAAAAAGTATGGGTTAAACATACACTATACATACATTTTTGATCTCAAAATGGCTTGAAACCTAACTTTATATGTTTCCGTAGAGGAAGCTGCAAAGGCCGGTAAGTTCTAATAAACATAGCAAACATGCGTGTTTAAGGAGTGGTAAAAAGTTGAAAAAAGTGGAGTAATGTACGCAATTCCTACATTACTCCTACACTACTCCTATACTTAAATTCCTACACAACTAAAACTGTAAATCAGTTAATTTTTTCTATTTCTGATTTTAACCAGGATATTTCTCGTTTAGTATATATTTTTTCTGTTATATCATTGATTTTATGCCCGACTATATATTTTATAGCGTATTGATCAACGTTATATTTCTTTGCTATTGTGACAAAATATACTCTACCGTCATGTGGTTTGTGTTCAGGGTTTAAATTTAAACATTCTATAATTTTTTTGAAACGGCTTCTATATTTGTCATATGTAAGGTTGACACTATTTTTTGATTCAGGGCAGTTAAAAAGATATTTACTATGCAGTCTAACTGCTTCGTCATATCTAAATTTAACAAGCTCTTTTATTTTTGAATGTATCGGAACAATTCTTTCTGTTCCGGCTTCGGTTTTCATTCCACCAATAAAAGTATTGTTTTTAAAGTCTATATTTTTTAGTTCAATTAAACCAAGTTCTTGCGGTCGCCATCCAGAATAGCATTGTATTAACAAAATATCGACATATGGAACTTTATAAAGATTATCCCACAATATTGATATTTCTTCGTCCGAAAATGTTATATGACTGTCGGAGTTTTCTTCACATTCTTTTAAAACATCGGATGAAGTATTAAAAGTTCGAGCATAATTTCTATCTACTATTTCGTATTCTAATGCATAGTCTAGCATCAGGTTAAATAGCGATTTTATTCGGGATTGCATATTCGCAGAAGGCAGTCGTTTTTCACCTTTTATTATAGCTACACCATCGTCCATACATCCTTTGATGTGTCGAGCCCTAATATCCTTGGCTCTCATATTGTATATCGATGAACAATAAGACCATGCGGAAGTGATCGTACGAATACTCGATGCTGATTTTAATGTTTTAAAGTATTCACTTGTCCATTTTTCGTATAGTTCTGAGACTGTGATAGCTACATCAAGGTCGTATGGATTCTTATTATATTCTATTAACGCCTCGTATGCGGCGTTATAAGTAGGAAAATATGATTGCGGTTTGAGTGGTTTGCAAATACTTCTTCCTGTTTCTGTTTTACCAACAGTAATCATTGCACGAAATGGATTACGTAACTTTCTATTCTTAATTTCACTTATTTGACCAAAACCGTTTGGCAATCTTCTTCTTTTATTATTTTTTCCTTTCATTTTTTTTGGTAATTTCTCTGGCTTTAAAGGAAAGCCACAATGAGGGCAATATATTGCTTTGTCGCTAACATTTAAAGCACATTCGGGACATGGCATTAACATGTTTTTTCTCTCCTGTCATAGTTTTTAGCAAAAATTATACATCAAAGTGTAGGAATTGTCAACTCCTACATCTAAAAATACATTTTTAAAAGTCTATTTTTTTCGTTGATCCAACGATTCATAGTCATCTCGCAAGGATAGTCTTCGTATCCTAGAGTTTCAGGAGTAATCAGACCTTCAATTACACCAATGATTATTTCAGACTCATATTCTTTATATGGTATTATTGAACTTGGGAGCTCTCTATGTAATGATTTACACGAACTGCAACGAAGTCTGCGAATTACAATCTTTTTAGTTTTCCCTCTTTTAGTTTTCACTATTCTTTTTACACTGTCGTAGTATTTCAACTTATTTTTACAAATAGGACAATATTTTTCATTTATTTTAATCATGACGTAACATATTTTAACACTAATACGCGAAATTTACAAGGCGTATTATGAAGAGAAAGACATTAGCTCAGTTGGTAGAGCGGCAGATATATCTATCTGAGGGTCGCAAGTTCGATTCTTGCATGCCATTCTCTTTTTTATAAAACCAACATCGTAATTTATATTTAAGAAAGGAGTTTTTTTGATTACAGAAAAAAGTGGATATTTCCACTCGATGTGTTTTTACAAAAAGTCATTTTTAAGCTAGAATAGCAGTTGAAAGGAGACGAACGCAGATGCAAGAACAAAACGTTAACGAAAAAGAACCAATGAATGACATTAAATTTGCTGATGGATCGGTACCGGTTGCAGTAGCAGCAAGAGTATACGGAAAAGAGGCACATTGGGTTCGAGCAGGAATTATAGTTGGGTGGTTGCCAATAGGAACAGCAACCAGAAAAGGTCAGGTTGTAAAAACTATAAAAGAAATGGATTCGAGATATGGTAGAATCAATTACTATATTTCGCCCCAAAAACTATATAAAGAAACTGGGTACATATGGAAAGGAGAAAAGAAATAGAATGAGTACAACTATACGACCAAAAATTTCTGAAAAGAACAAATACTACATCAATGAACATCGTTATTACGAATTAAAACATTTTTGCTTACAGTACCCATTGTGGGAAAAACAATATAACGAGTTATCAGATTTTACTAAGATTTCTGATTTAAAGAAAAACAGTCAAACAAATAAAATAACGGACTATACAGCTGAAACTGTGGAAAAAAGATTATACTATCGCGAAAGAATGGATATGGTTAATAAGGCGGCAAATGATGCAGATATCGAGTTGGCAAGTTATATATTTAAAGCTGTTACACAAGGATTATCATATGAAGCTCTTCGATTACAAATGAATATGCCTTGTTCAAGGGATATATATTATGATAGATATAGACGATTCTTCTATTTGTTAAGTAAGTATAGAAGATAAACCTACGCATATTTATCATACCCTATTATGATAGGAGGAGATAAATATGAACAATACACTTAACAAACTTATGAATAAGTTCATAATCAAAACTCATCATTTTATTGTATTTGAAGATGATGTACTAAAAACCATAGAGGTTATTAACAAAAATCGGAATTGCGTCAAAACATTATTATATGGACGTATTAGGATTTGGTCAGATGGTCGTATATGGCATATAGTATTTAAAGCTTCTAATACCGAATGGTGCTCATTGATAAACGAACTGAAAGTTATTCGAGTTTGGGATATTTCTTGTATTCCTAAAACTATGAACGGTAGTATTTATTCAACAGATTAAAGGATTGAGTCCCAACAAGGGCTCTTTCTTTTTTGTTTATTTTCAGCACGCAGGTTACAATAATATATGTTATTTTATTATTGTGGTAAAGGATAGATAAGAACCGCATAAAAAACAGTTTCTTTTATGGAACTATGAAAAATTATATTTTTGAAAGGAGAGCTAAAATGAAAAAAAACATTAAAGATTTGTTAGATGAGGAAATTATAGCACAAATTGAAAGTCTAAAAACGCTAGATGACGGATCGAAAGAAAAGCAGTTAGCAATAGATGATTTAAACACGTTGTACCGTTTAAAAATCGATGAGACTAGAATGGGGCTGGAATTTGAAGAAAAGAAAGAACGACGCGAGATGGAAAATACTCTGCAGTCTGATGAGTTAATAATAAAAGAAAAACAATTAGATGCGGAAAACGATGCTCGTAGTTGCGAGGAACAATTCAAAGCAGAACAGCTTAAAGAACAGGTTAAAGATCGATATTTCAAAGCGGGAATAGCGGCGGCAGAAATCATAATACCGATTGTGTTTTATAGTGTCTGGCTAAAGAAAGGTTTTAAGTTTGAGGAAAAAGGTATATTTACATCGACAACATTTAGAAGTTTATGGAGTAAATTTAAGCCGAGGAAGTAATTGATAAGTTATAGTTCCGGAGTAAAAGATCAACATGGTCTTTTACTTTTATCCTTGGAGGCATAAAATGCGTTATCATTACGAAAAGCCACCTATTTACTTATCTATGTATGGAAAACTTTATATTTGTAATCATCCGGTTTACGACAGTTGTACGTTATATAAAATTGACGAAAAAGGTTTAGCTGTAATACAGCAGAGATATGATGTTGAAACAAAAAGTACATGGTGGAGCGAAGTCGATCCGTGGCTTACTGATGAAATATATTTACATCCTTATTTTAAAGGCTATTTTGAACAACGATCAAAAAAGTGTTCTGACGACGGATTATATCCAACGGTTACAGTTCGGCAAATAATGTGGGCTCTGAAAATGAAGCCTTTATCACGAGAGAGATGGGAAACGGTATTCGATAGACGTTATATTTAAAACACGCGAAAAAAACAATACGTATTATGGAAACAATAGACCACGAGTTTATATTTTGAAAGGAGAATTATTATGTTAGAAACAACAAAAAAATTATTCCGGGAGATTGGAGAGGTAGGATTTTTAGTGTGTAAGCTAATTGAGGAGAGACCAAACGATCCTTTAGTAGCTATGATCGCTTCAAAAACCGCCGAACTATCTACAACAGGAATGGCATGTGTGGATAAACAAAGGGAATTCACAGACAGACTTGAAAAATTACTCAATTCTGTTGTTCCCAATGAACAATAAGAAAACAGAGTCCTAACAAGGGCTCTTTTCTTTTATTTTTTCTGATGGGAGGAGGTGAATAGAATGAATAAATTATTAAGTAAAACAGGATGTTTCATTAAGAAAAACGTAGCTACCATTCTTACTGGTATAGGTACGGCAGGTGTAGTTATTACTGCTGTTAGTGCAATTAAAGCGACACCTAAAGCTTTATATTCTATAGAAGAGGCAGAAAAAGAAAAAGGTGATAAATTATCGAATAAAGAAAAAATCATAACTACGACTCATATATATCTACCTACTATAATTATAGGTGTTTCAACTATAGCTTGTATATTAGGTGCTAATATTCTTAATAAAAAGCAACAAGCATCTCTCATAAGCGCTTATGCATTATTACAAAAATCATATACAGAGTATAGAGATAAAGTTAATGAAATGTATGGAGATGATGCTGCTGTAGATAAAGAAATGGCTAAAGATATTTATCGTGATACAAAACCTGAGGTGTCTTCAGAAGAAAAAAGTTTATTTTATGATATGTTTTCAAAAAGATATTTTGAATCGAATAAAGTAGATGTGATATCTGCAGAGTATCATTTTAATAGAAATTTTACTTTACGCGGATATGCTACGTTAAATGAATTATATGATTTTTTAGGAATAGATAAGATCAAAGGTGGAGACACGATAGGTTGGAGTATAGATGCAGGTATGGCGTTTTATGGCTATAGCTGGGTTGATTTTGAACACGATTTTATAACAACAGATGATGGAATGGAAGTATGTTTAATTTCCATGCCCTTTGCTCCAACATCGGATTATCTCGATGGTTGGTTGTGAACACGCGTAAATAACAATCTCTATTATGAAGGGAGGTGAATGCATTATGATAAACATTAAGCAAGTTATGAAAGTAGCAAAACCGATTATATCTATATTAGCTATTGCGGTACCTATCGCAAGTAGCTTTACAGAAAAAGCGGAAATGAAAGAAACAATTGCAAAGGAAGTCGCAAAGGCAGTCGCCGATAAACAATAAGAAGATGAGTCCTAACAAGGACTCTTTTCTTTTTTAATGAAGGGAGATATGCATATGAAGTCGCCAAATGAATCAGCGGTTGAAATTATAAAAAATTATATATATTATCTGGATGAAATAGGTACATGGTACGGTTTTTCTTTTCTGACCGTTTCAAATTCTAAATGGGCGGCAAAAGAACTCATTGATATTTTATCAAGAGATAAATTAACACCACCGTTATGTGCGGTTGAAAGATTTAGGGATGAAATGTATAGACTTTCAACACTGAATGAAAAAACAGAACACATATTTGCAACAGCTGTTACAGTATCAAATGATATAATAGACCAGTTAATCAATAATTGAAAGGAGAAGTATGATGAACAAAAGTTTGTCAGTTATAACAAAAAATATAGGTAGAAAAATAAAAAAGCATAGTCCTGAAATACTAACAGGTATAGGAATTGCCGGTATGATTTCTGCTACAGTGATGGCTGTAAAAGCCACACCTAAAGCTTTGAAGAATATCGAATGCGAAAAAGATGAACAACAAGTAAGTAAATTACAGCCGATAGAGGTTGTAAAATGTACTTGGAAATGTTATATTCCGTCTGCAATAACGATATTGATGTCGGCGACATGTTTGATAGGAGCGTCAACAGTAAGTTTCAAGAGAAATACGGCATTAGCAAGTGTTTATGCTATGACAGAAGCTACATTAAAAAGTTATCAAGAAAAAGTAGCAGAGACTGTAGGCGAAAAAAAGGCTGAAGAAATAAAAACAAAAATCGTAAAAGAAAAAATAGAGAATAATCCAATGGCTAATAAAGAGGTTATTATTACATCAAAAGGAGATACACTTTGCTATGATTCGGTGAGTGGTCGATATTTTAAGTCTGATATAGATACTATTAAAAAAATAGTAAATGAACTAAACAGGCGAATGCTTAGCGAGTCATATATATCTTTGAACGATTTCTATTATGAACTCGGGTTGAGTTTTACTAAAATGGGTGACCAATTAGGTTGGAATATAGATAGAGGTCTAATAGATATATCATATGTGCCACTATTGGCGGACGATGGAAATCCATGCTTAGCTATAGAATACGCAGTGTCACCAGAGTATGACTATTGCTAAAACTGGGCACGCGAAAAAAACAATTTGTATTATGGAAGAACAATCTTTCAAGTTTTTATATTTTAAGGAGGAAAATAAAATGAATGAAGAACTTATGACGAACGAGGCAGTTGACACTGTTGCGGAAACATTGGAAAACGTAATGGAAAGGCGTTCGGGAAAGCCAATAGGCTTGGGCATAATAATCGGAGGTGCATTGGCATGTGCAGCTATTATGGGTGCTAAGCAAGTAAAACGAGTATGGGACAAGCACAAGGCAAAAAATGAACAGCCAGTTATGGTGGTTTCGGACAATGAAAATGAAATCGTTGAAGAGGAAGAATGATCCAAATAAAAACTGAACAGAGTTCGAAAAAGAGAAGATACCTTTAACTAGGTATTTTCTCTTTTATTTTTTGTTGAAAGGAATATTAAAACATGAACAAATACATATATAAAGGTCCGATAAAAAGATTTGACACAATCGTTGAAACAAATTGGATCGGGACAACATATGCTGCATCAGAAACAAAAGCTAGAAGTAACTTGGCGTATCAGTATAAGAAAAACAATAATTTGACAGCAGGGGCAAGAGTTTCACTGCCTGGAAAAATAGAATTAGTTCAATAAAAAGGAGGACAATTATGGAAAATTATCCATCTAATTCGCATAAAGCTAGAGAAGAAGTTGCAGAAAAAAAAGTAGAGAAAGTAGTTTCAGGAAAAACATCAACTAAGAAAAAATCAGGCATACGCAAGTTATCTGATACATTTCTTAGTGAAGATGTCAGCAATGTGAAAAGTTATATTTTCTCAGAAGTATTATTACCGGCTGCAAAAAAGCTAGTATCGGATATTGTTACTAATGGCACTAATATGCTGTTGTATGGCGAAATAAAAAATAAGAAAGGTAATTCGTCTAAAGTTTCTTACAGTCGATATTATGATGACAGAAGTAGAGATTACAGATCACCAGTGGTTCGTAATAATTTTGACTATGATGAAATTATATTCGAAACGAGGGGCGATGCAGAAGCTGTACTAGATGCGATGTATGATATTCTAAATCAATATAAAGTCGTGTCAGTAGCCGAATTATATGACTTGGCAAGCATAACGACACACAACTATACTTGTAACAACTACGGTTGGATAGATCTAAGAGGATCAAGCGTTGTTCGGGTGCGAGACGGTTATATTTTAAAATTACCAAGAGCTTTAGCGATAGATTAAGAAAGGAGATTATTATGAAAACATATATTTTGGAGTATATAGTATACACAAGAATTATAGACGGTATGTTGGTATCGGAACGAAAGCAGAAAGCAGTACGTTCGAAAACATTACAAGGAGCTATAAAAAGATTATATTTGGAATCTGAAAAGAACTTTGGAGGATTAACGGCAATTCTAAAGGAGGGATGATTTATGTATGAATCAAAAGATGTGATGGTGAGTCATCCATCGCATTATAAATCGAAAAATGGTATGGAAGTAATTGATGTGATTGAGGCTTTTACTTCTGAATTAAAAGGTGTTGAAGCTACGGATACGGGAAATGTCATAAAATATATTTGCCGTTGGAAGAATAAAAACGGCATCCAAGATCTGGAGAAAGCTGAGTGGTATTTAGTGCATCTAATAGATCATGTGAGATCTTTAAACGAAAACAAAGAAAAGGAGAATAAATAATTATGAATGCGAAAATTACAAGAACTATAAATAGAATAGGATTACAAATAAAAAAACACAGCCCTGAAATCATGATGGTTGCGGGTATTGCTGGAACAGTGGTAAGTGCGGTTATGGCTTGCAAAGCTACTACTAAAATCGATGATATATTGAACGAGACAAAAAACAACGTTGACAAGATACACGCTGCTGAAGAAAAAGGCCAAATAACTACCGATAAAGATGGTGAACTTATAATTGAGGAGTATACAGCGGACGATTGTAAAAAAGACTTAAGTATAACATACGCCAAAACAGGTCTGGAATTAGCTAAGATTTATGCGCCGGCAGTCGTGTTAGGAGCAATAAGCATCGCGTCCATATTAGCTGCTCATAATGTACTTCGTAAGCGTAACGTTGCTTTGATGGCTGCATACACGGCTATCGATAATAATTTTAAAGATTATCGCAAACGTGTTATCACAAGATTTGGTGAGAAAATCGATAAAGAATTAAAGTGCGGAGTGAGAACGGAAACCGTTACCGAAACAATTGTAGATGAAAATGGTGAAGAAAAAACAGTTGAAAAAACAGTTACAATAGTTGATGATGTAACAACATCAGAATATAGACGCGTTTTCGATGCCGGTAATGCGGGTTGGGAAAAAGATGCAGACCATAATCTTTTCTTCTTAAGATCAGTTCAAAATTGGGCAAATGAAGTTTTAAAAGATAGAGGGCATATTTTCTTAAATGAGATATACGATCAACTTGGATATGAAAGAACAAAAGCGGGACAAATCGTCGGATGGGTTTATAGACCGGACGATGCTGAGTATAAAGGCGATGGCTATGTTGATTTTGGAATTTATGATTATACACAGCAAGTAAATCGTAATTTCTTGGACGGTGATGAACCGAGCGTTGTTTTGACTTTTAACGTGGATGGACCAATATATGATCTGATATAGGAGGAATATGATATGAAAAAATTATTAGCTATATTATTCGCAGTAACGACTTTAAATACTGCATCCGCTTCGGCAACAGAGTACATAGATATATCAACACTGAATATGGAAAATACTCTGCAGTCTATTGATAGTTCATTTAAGACATACATGGATTATAGAACGATTACAAGTCAGTCCAGCGATCAGTATAAATATATTGATCGTTGGGGATGGTCGGATTATGACGGCTTTATGCGTTGTGACGGCGAACGTGATTTAGGAATAACTGACGATTACTATCTAATAGCAATGGGTAGTTATTACGGTAGTGAAATTGGTTCTAAATATCGAATTACAACCGATACCGGTAATGTATTTTACGGTTGTCTAGCAGATCAAAAAGACGATCGTGATACAAATTGTACTCATCAATGGAGCTATAATAACGATGTTGTCGAATTCATAGTTGATACTCAAAAGTTACCTAATATTATAAAACTATATGGCAATTGTAATGTATACATGCCGCTTAACGGTAAGGTAGCTAAAGTTGAAAAAATTATATTTTAAGGAGTATACAGATGGGACAGACAATAGCATTTGGATTGATACTTGTTAGCATCAGTGCTATTATACATTTAAAAAATTATCAATTCAATAGATTAAAGACGAGAAAAAAATACGAACGCAGAAAAAAGATATTTGAATATAAAAACAAAATGTTTGAAGAGATGTGCCGTTGGAATAAGGAACATCCTAAGCCTACATATACAGTCGCCGAACAGAATGTTGTATATAAAGGTGGCAGTAATCTTTTAGACAATGATGCGTTCAAGCAGGCGTTAAGAAGAAAAGGAGGTGTTACAAATGCATAACAGTTTGACTTTTATATTTGTGACGATGGCCGGAATTTGTTTGATAGGTGGGTTAGCTGTATTGAAAGGAGGACGCTAATCATGGAGGGATTGGATAATATTATTTATATGTTAGATGAAATGCTGGACACAAAAAGAAAGCGTCATATTACTGGCGGAATTTTATTGAGTATTTCCGCTTTGTTTGGCGGATTGGCTATAACAGTGATGTCTATCGGTAAAGAAGAGTAAAGGAGAAGAATATTATGAGTGCTAAGAATTTTATATTTTGGGCTTGCGGTGCTATTTGTGGCTTTGGTGTGTCATATATGATGTTGAAAAGAAAATATGAAAATCTGATTCAGGAAGAAATTGAATCGGTCAAAGCGGTATATAAGAAAAACCAAGATGTTAAAGATAACGAGAACGAACAATCTCCGAATGATAAGGCGGATTCGATAATAAATCAAAACGGATATAATCCGCTACGATATGGAGCAGTGAACCCAATACAAGTGATATCTCCTGATGAATTTGGAGATAATTCAGATTATGACAAGATTGAATTGTCATATTATGATGATGGTTTCTTAACAGATGATAATGATGAAATTATTAATGATTCGAAAAAAATAATAGGCGATGCACTTGAGCATTTTGGCGAATATGAGGAAGATGTCGTTATGGTTGTTAATCATAAATTGCAAGTTTATTATGAAATCGTAAGAGATACAAGGCGTTATGTGGATGTGGTGTCTAAAACACCATATAAAGTGGAGGTATAAATGACAAAAGACGAGTTGGATAACGAATATTTTAGATGGATGTATCAGCTCGTAAGACCATCACATGGATCGTATAAGATATTGCTTTGTCAATTGCATGGTATAAATTTTTATAATTTAATTGACATGGATGCTGATAGAGCAGAAGATGGTATAAATCTTAGATATCGTTTTGGATATGAAAACGGTTACGAGAGCGCAATGATTGCATCCTGTCTCGACAATCGTCCATGTAGTGTACTAGAAATGATGGTGGCTCTCGCAATAAAAATCGAAGAACAAATAATGGATGATCCCGATATTGGCAACAGAACGGGTTTATGGTTTTGGAAGATGATAGAAAATCTCGGATTGAAAAACATGCACGATGCTGTAATTGATACTGATTATGTTGAGGAAATTATATTTCGATTCCTTGATAGAAATTATCAACGAGATGGATCAGGCGGATTATTCATAGTACATGGGCATGGGGATCTTAGAAATGTTGAGATCTGGTATCAAATGTTATGGTACTTAAATGATATTTTATAATGGAGGTGATTTTTTATGGACAAAACAATTATCGAGCTACATATGACAGTAGATCGTTTGAAAAATATTGAAGAATGCTTGAATAAACAAATCGCATTTCGAAGAAAAGTAACAGTGGCAGTTTTGCTTGCGGGAACTTATGTAATTTATAAAAAGATAAGGAGTAAACAGAATAATGATTGACTTTATGATTGTTGCTACGAAGTGCAGCAAAAAAGGCGTGATTGAAATATATCCAAAGTTCATCATTAAAAAGAGTTCCGATCTTATGATTCGAGGAGGCGATTTCTATGCTATTTGGATTGAAGAACGGGGATTATGGTCTACGGACGAGCAAGACGCGTTGCAATTAATAGATAAGGAGCTAGACACATTTGCTAAAGAGAACAAAGACCGCTTTGAAGGAACTGTAAAGATACTGCATATGTGGGACGCCGAGTCCGGTATGATAGACTCATGGCATAAATACTGTCAGAAGCAATTACGAGACAGTTTTCATACGCTTGACGATAAACTTATATTTTCCAATACGGAAACAACGAAAAAAGATTATGCAAGCAAGCGACTTAATTATCCTCTGGAAAAAGGAGATATTTCAGCGTATGATAAATTAATGTCTACTTTATATTCGGAAGAAGAACGTCATAAGATCGAATGGGCTATCGGTTCAATTGTGGCGGGAGATTCTAAACATATTCAAAAATTTATGGTTCTATATGGTGCGGCGGGCACGGGTAAATCAACAGTTTTAAATATTATACAGCAATTATTTCAGGGTTACTATTCGGTATTTGATGCAAAAGCATTAGGTTCGAGTAGTAACTCTTTTGCGTTAGAGGCATTTAAAACGAATCCTCTAGTTGCTATTCAACATGATGGTGATTTATCTAGAATTGAGGATAACACCAGATTAAACAGTTTGGTGTCACACGAGCTCATGACCGTAAACGAAAAATTTAAATCAACATATTCAAATCAGTTCAAATGTTTCTTATTTATGGGCACAAATAAGCCAGTTAAAATCACAGATGCAAAGTCAGGGTTAATTCGAAGATTGATCGATGTTTCTCCATCGGGAAATAAATTGAATTCGAAAGAGTATAAAACGATAGTGAAGCAAGTTGGGTTTGAATTGGGAGCTATTGCTGACTATTGTTTGAATTTATATTTAGACGATACAGGATATTATGACGATTACGTACCTATAAGTATGATGAGTGCATCTAATGACTTTTATAATTATATAATGGATTCATATTATGTATTCACGAAAGAAAACAGCACAACATTGAAAGCGGCTTGGGAAATGTACAAGCAGTATTGCGATGAGGCAAAAGTACCTTATCCGTTATCCCAAAGAGCTTTTAAGGAAGAGCTAAAGAATTACTTTGAGGATTATAAAGAACGCCACACGCTAAGTGATGGTGTTCGTGTCAGGTCATATTATAGTGGTTTTAAAACTGAAAAAATCGATAATTTAACTGTTATCGATGCCGAGAAAAAAAACGACAGTGATTTAATTGTATTTGATAAGCAGGAATCTATATTTGATACAGAATGTGCCGGTTGCATTGCTCAATACGCGACCAGTAATGAAACTCCATTTGAAAGTTGGGATAATGTCACAACAAAATTGGAAGAACTCGATACATCGAAACTTCATTACGTTAAACTTCCAGTAAATCATATAGTTATAGATTTCGATATTAAAGACGAATACGGTAAAAAATCATTTGAGAAGAATCTAGAGGCGGCTAGTAAGTGGCCAGCTACTTATGCCGAATTAAGTAAAAGCGGAGCAGGTATCCATCTTCATTATATTTACACAGGAGATCCAACACGCCTGAGTAGAATATATGACGAAGATATAGAAATTAAAGTTTTTATAGGAAAAAGTTCATTAAGACGTAAATTGTCTATGTGTAATGATTTACCTATTACAACGATTAGCTCTGGATTACCACTGAAAGGAGAAAACAAAATGATAAATATAGAAGCTGTTAAAAGCGAAAAGGGACTTAGAACATTAATAAAGCGTAATCTTAATAAAGAAATCCATCCAGCAACAAAACCGAGTATTGATTTTATACATAAAATATTGGACGATGCTTATAACAGTGGTTTGAAATATGACGTTACCGATATGAGGAATGCTATACTAGCGTTTGCCGCTAATAGTACAAATCAATCTGATTACTGTATAAAGCTTGTAAGTAAAATGAATTTTAAATCAGAGGAACCATCTGTCGGAAAAAATAATGATGATGCAAAACTTATTTTCTACGATGTAGAAGTCTTCCCTAATTTATTCTTAGTCAATTGGAAATTTGAGGGCGAGGGTAAGCCTGTTGTACGGATGATTAATCCGTCACCGGCTGAGATAGAAGAACTTATGAGATTCAGACTGGTTGGGTTTAACTGCCGAAGATATGATAACCATATACTCTACGCACGGCTAATGGGTTATACAAATGAACAGTTGTATAATTTATCACAGAAAATAATTAATGGCAGTCCTAATTGTTTCTTTGGAGAGGCATACAATGTATCATATACAGATGTTTATGATTTTTCAAGTAAAAAACAATCATTAAAGAAGTTTGAAATTGAATTGGGTATTCACCATCAGGAACTCGGATTGCCTTGGGATCAACCGGTACCTAAAGAATTATGGGCAAAAGTTGCAGAATATTGTGATAACGATGTTATTGCGACGGAAGCTGTATTTAATGCCAGAAAAGCAGATTTTATTGCCAGAGAGATATTAGCTGATGTGGCGGGCATGACTGTGAACGATACAACAAATTCTCTTACAACCAGAATTATATTTGGTAAGAACAGAAAGCCGCAGGATCAATTTAATTATCGTGATATGGGACTCCCATCGAGTGATGATATTCTAATGGACGGTTTTGATGATTATACCAGATTTGATAATCAGAATAGACCTATATTTCCAGGTTATGAATTTAAATTCGGAAAATCCATGTATAGAGGTGAAGAAATCGGTGAGGGAGGATATGTGTATTCCGAACCAGGTAACATTGCGTTATTGGATATTGCTTCTATGCATCCGAGTAGCATTATAGCTGAACAGTTATTTGGCTGCGAATATACAAAACGGTTTCAGGAAATAAGAGATGCTCGTGTTGCAATTAAGCACAATGATTTTGAGACTGCCAAAACAATGCTAGATGGAAAGTTAGCAAAGTATCTTACAGATGAGGGAGCTGCTGCAGATTTGGCACAAGCTTTGAAAATCGCTATTAATTCAGTTTACGGTTTAACAGCAGCAAAATTTGATAATCCATTTAAAGATAATCGAAATGTCGATAATATTGTCGCAAAACGTGGCGCTTTATTCATGGTTAACCTAAAACATGAAGTACAAGCAAGAGGATTCACAGTTGCTCATATAAAAACCGATTCAATAAAAATTCCAAATGCAACGTCTGAAATTATTCAGTTTGTATCGGATTATGGTAAAATGTATGGTTATATATTTGAGCATGAGGCTACATACGACAGAATGTGTCTTGTAAATGATGCTGTTTATATCGCAAAGTATAAAGACGGAAAGCATGCCGGAGAATGGACTGCCACGGGAACACAGTTTCAAGTACCATATGTATTCAAAACGCTGTTTAGTAAAGAAGACATTGCTTTTGAGGATATGTGCGTAACAAATAGTGTGACTTCTAGTTTATATTTGGATATGAATGAGAAATTGCCTCAATTAACAATTGAAGAGGAAAAAGAATTAGCAAAATTACATAAGGCTTGGGATTCTGAAGATTCTGAGAATATGGAAAAAGTGCTTAAGTCGTATAGGTATGATGCTGAATATGCCGGCAAAAGATATTCTGAACTTCGTAAAAAAGAGGAAGAATCGCATAACTATGTATTTATCGGAAAAGTCGGGCAATTTTGCCCTATAAAACAGGGATGTAATGGCGGACTTTTAATGAGAGAAAAAGACGGCAAATATTATGCCGCAGGAGGTAGTAAGGGATACAGATGGCTTGAAGCCGAGATGGTAAAGGAACTCGGAAAAGAAGCGGATGTCGATCGCTCTTATTATGAAAATATGGTCAACGATGCCATTTGTGATATTTCACAATATGGTGATTTTGAATGGTTTGTAAATTAATAACAATGAAGAAAGAGGTAACAAAAATGTCAAGAGTAGAAAATTTAGCTATAGAAAATGCAAGAATTATATTTAGAAATTTCGCAGGAAACGAGAGTAAATACAACAGAGCCGGAGACAGAAATTTTTGTGTGATAATAGATGACGCGGATGAGGCTGAACAATTAGCCAGAGATGGTTGGAATGTAAAAATTCTTCCGGCTAGAGACGAAGATGAAGAATCAAAGCATTATATTCAGGTTTCGGTAAGCTTCCGAAATATTCCGCCCAAAATCATAATGGTAACCAAAAGAGCACAGACACAACTTGATGAGGAAAGTATCGAGACGCTTGATTTTGCAGATATAATCAACGTGGATCTTATTTTGAATCCTTATGAATGGGAAGCAAACGGTAAAAGCGGCATAAAGGCTTATCTGAAAACTATGTATGTAACTATTCAAGAAGATGAATTTGCGGAAAAGTATGCATCTAAACAATAAAAAAGATATTCACAAGGGGTGTCTATGCTAAAATAGGCACTCTTTGTTTTATTCGAAAGGAGTTATAATCATGCTAACTATAAAAATTCCAATGTTGTCCAATTTTTCTTTAGGACAACTTGTATGTACCAATAGGATAAACGACAAAATAGAGCAAGATAACGAATTTAAAAAATTTGTAGAGGAATCGTTGGCTAGATATACCAGTAGTGACTGGGGTGATACATGTGGTGATAGACTTTTAGCTGTTTATACACAAAAAAATACAGATGTTACAATCTGGATTATAACAGAGTGGGACAGGAGTGTAACAACGATTCTATTTCCAAATGAGTATTAAATACGGAGGATAAAAATGTCAAAAATCGGATTACGGGATTATCAAAAAAGTGCAATCGAAAGAATGCAAAATGGATGTATCTTGTGTGGTGGCGTGGGAAGTGGTAAATCTCGAACGGCACTCGGATATTATTATGTCCAAAATGGTGGAGATATTGATAGTGATGAATATGTGCCAATGGATGATAACGATGTAAAAGACTTATATGTTATCACTACGGCACGAAAAAGAGATACGAAAGAATGGGAAGCTGATATGATACCGTTTTTACTTTCTACAAATAAGGATGTAAATTTATACAGCAATAAAGTTATAGTTGATTCATGGAACAACATAAAAAAATACGAGAATATCAAGAATGCGTTCTTTATATTTGATGAGCAAAGAGTTGTCGGAAGTGGTACATGGGTAAAGGCTTTCCTAAAGATAACCAAAGATAATGAATGGATTTTATTGTCGGCGACGCCTGGCGATACTTGGCAAGATTATATTCCGGTATTCATAGCTAATGGTTTTTATAAAAATCGAACTGAATTTACTCGTGAACACATCATATATAAACGATTTAGTAAATTCCCTCAAATAGACAGATACATTAATACGGGACGCTTAATTCGGTTACGAAATAAAATTTTGATAACTATGGATTTTCGTAGGAAAACAGTATCACATCATGAAGATATATATACAAAGTATGATATTTTGACATACAAGGATACTATGTGTAATCGTTGGAACCCATATAAGGATAAACCGGTGGAAACCGCGAGCGAGTTATGTTATTTATTAAGGAGAATAGTTAATAGTGATGACTCACGTCAAGTAGCAGTCTGTGAACTATTCGAAAAACATCCGAAACTAATTATATTTTACAACTTTGATTACGAGTTGGAAATATTAAAGGAAATTTCGTATGGCGACGATGTTGAAATCGCAGAATGGAACGGACACAAACATCAGCCTATTCCAGAGAGTACCCGTTGGGTATATTTAGTACAGTATAATGCAGGTTGCGAGGGGTGGAACTGTGTTAAAACCGATACTATTATATTTTATAGTCAAAATTATAGTTATAAGGTTATGGCTCAAGCTGCCGGACGAACAGACAGATTAAATACACCGTTTTCTGATTTATATTATTATCATTTGAAATCAAGAAGCGGAATTGATTTAGCTATCAGCAAAGCATTGGATAGCAAGAAAAAGTTTAATGAATCGAGGTATCTTAAATGGAAGTAGACTATCAAGAGGTATATTTTAACGACTATTGTAAAACGTGTATTTATAAAAATAAAGACGAACGTGAGGAACCGTGTAATGAATGTATAGAGCAACCGTACGTTTTAAATTCTCACGTGCCAATTAATTATAAAAAAGGAGAAAAAAGATGAGTAAATATGTTACAGAGCGTATAGACAACGGAGATATAAAACAAACAAAAAAGAATATTATTGCTGTAGACTTTGATGGGACTTTATGTACAAATAAGTATCCTGATATCGGCGAGCCGAACAAGAATTTGATTGCATATCTGAAAAAGAGACAGTCTAATGGGGACAAGTTAATTCTTTGGACTAGTCGAAATGAAGATCAGACGCGACAGGCAGTAGAGTGGTGCAAAGCACAAGGTTTGACTTTCGATGCTGTAAATGAGAATCTTCCAGAGATTATTGAAGCATTCGGCGGGGATTCCAGAAAGATATTTGCAAATGAGTACATAGACGACCGCAATCTAATGATAGAGTTATTTCGAGAAAAATCCAATATGGAATTATGGGCTGAGAATGAGGTTGCTTTGGCGTGTAAGCATGAGGCGCCAGAACGAAAAGATGGTGAATGGGATTACGGTTGTGCCTGCTACGAGAGTGCTTTAAAGGCATTCAAAAGTCTTTGTAAGGACGGACACTCTGGTATGAGTATCGGCTTTACTAAGACTATTCTAAACCGTATGATAGATCGTAAGCCCCTTATGCCTATTGAAGATACCGAAGATGCATGGAATCTGTGTACTCTTGATGACGATGGTAGTATAAAGCAGTATCAGTGCAAAAGAATGAGCTCTTTTTTTAAGTATGTTGCGGAAGATGGTACTGTTACCTATAGCGATGTGGACCGATATTGTTGTATAAACAACGATAATCACAATGCTAGCTATCATTGTGGACTGGTTGATCGTGTTATGAATGAATTATATCCTATTAGAATGCCCTATATTCCGTTTGATAAGTCGTTTAAGGTTTACACAGAAGATTTTCTTACGGATTCTAAGAATGGTTCTTTTGACACTATGGGTCTGCTGTATGCCATTGATCCTCATGGACGTCGGATTGAGATTAACCGTTATTTCAAAAATGCTCTAGTAGGCTTTGATGAGATTGATAAAACTGAATATGATGAACGTAAAGAGATGGCAAAGAAACGACAAGAGCAGTGAAAAGAGTATAACAAAGAATAAACGATGATGTGAACGAGTAAAAGGTGCTTAAATAATATATTGAAAATAAATCATTAATGGAGATGAGAAGTTATGAAAACAAAGCAAAACAGAAAGATAGGAATAAAACCAATCATAGCATTTGTAAATCCTATAGAAAATCGAAAGATGAGACGAAAAGAGTGTATGGAAGTAACTTGTGGTAATTGTGGCGGACACATAAATTTATACGACAAATATTGTAGACACTGTGGTGCACGAATAGCAGAAAGGTAGAAAGTTATGGGCGCAAAAAAAGAAAAAGTTCCGTCATTATTTTTTGATTATAAAAAGTATGCCATAAGAGCAGCAAAGGAACTATTATATCCTTATGAAATAGTTAAAAAAATCAGACAGGCTAAAAATGAGAGTGAGATATCGCACATAATGTCGAACGCACGAAAGAGCAATGCAGTCAAAGAATTAAATAAAGGAAAGGACGAAGAACAAGATGGATGATAATATTGTATGTTATATCGTATTAGTAGCTGGTATGTTGTCGATAATTAGTTTGCCATTAAGAGGTATATATATTGAAAAGAAATTTTTTAATATTGGTATATGTCCGTGTTGTGGTAATCCGTTAAGAGATTGGGCAATTAACTGTAAGGGCGAACGAGGTTATTTGTGTGAAATATGTGGTTATCATACTTGGGTGAGTTATAAAACTGTTGATAAAAAATATCGGAGAAATGGAGGTACAGTCCGATGAGTTACGAATATGACCAGTATTTGCAGCAGCATCGAAACAATGTCAAAAGAGGTTTTGAATGGCTTCTGACAAATTTGCCGACGGTTCTGACAGGACAGCCCGATGCAAGCTGGCAGATCATATTTGACCACGATTCGTCAAAGAACAATGATGATGAATACTTGGCTTATGACACCTATTTCTATGGTAACAATCGTTCGTATGAGGTAATGGAAGAATTTAAAAGAGCATGGCTTCGTCACATTCACCGAAACCCTCATCATTGGCAGTATTGGGTGCTCATCAACGACGACCCAAGCGAGGGCGAAATTATCCTTGATATGCCATATAATTATATTATCGAGATGATATGCGACTGGTGGTCATTCAGCTGGCAAAAGGGTGACCTTGGTGAGATATTTAATTGGTATGATGAACATTCCGATTACATAAAGCTTTCTCCCAAGACAAGGAAAACTGTCGAGGATATTCTTGAACAATTACGCGAACGACTTGGATTAACCACACTTGCACATCACGGCATAAAAGGTCAGAAGTGGGGCGTGAAAAACGGACCGCCTTATCCGCTTGACAAAGCTGAAAAACATGATACAATAGTAGAAGATGCAATAAGATCAGGTGAGGTTTCTACAAAAATCAATCGTGAAAAACAGCTTCGTCACGCGTTTGACGCTCATAAACCGGGAAGAAGTTATTTGAATGGTGATTTGGATTTTGCTCAGAAACTGGTAGACAAATTAAGTGGAACGGGTGAAGCAAAACTTGATTCAAACGGAAAATGGACAAACAAAGAAATGGTCACCGATAATGAGAATATCGGAACGCACGTTAATCCGGTAAATGGAAAAGAAACAAAGACAAATAAAGCCATCATCATATATTCCAAAACCGGAACACATATATACCCAAGATTGGAGGACTAAATATGTCATTAAATGAATACTATGAAAAAAAAGTTCGTATAGTTTCAAAAAACGGAGAAACATTTGAAGGTAAGGTCACGGATTATTTTTATCCGGAAGATAACGAACCGGAAGAAGAAAGCATCGCTATCAGATGCGAGAATGGTCCATTGATAGGAAAGTCTGTAGAATTTCCGGAACATGATATTGTATCGATTCAAATCATATCATGAATAAAGACAAATGCCTTGGTGGTATTAAATCATGAAAGTCCGTTGGAAAGGAAAAACAGATTAACTTGTGCTTACTCACAATAAAATCTATGCAGTTCTTGCTGTTGAAAGAGGTTGGTACAGGTTGATAGATGATAGTGGTGAAGATTATTTATATCCTCCCGATAATTTTGAAATTGTCGATGAGTGATACTTTTGCAAACGAATGCTCCGAATTGTGTATAAAGCAGTTCGGGGCATTTTTTACCTACGCGAAAAATGCAGGTTCCTTTATGGGAAACCCAAACGAAAGACTCGGTGGAAACATCGGGTCTTAACTTTTTTATATTTTGAAAGGAGTAAAAAGTTATGAGTAAAAAAGAGATCAAATTATCACCCAAACATGGGGTAAATCCGTGTATTCCTATCTGCTGTTGGTGCGGTGAAGAAAAGAACGAAATTGCTCTTCTTGGCAAACTTAAAGATGATGCGGGAGCACCGAGAAATGCTGTCATTGACTATGAACCATGTGAAGAATGTCAGGCTAAATTCAATATGGGTGTTGTATTTATTGAAGTGACAAAAAATCAGCCGTATAAGAATGTAATGCCTATCAAGATGCAGAACAGAACCCCTTTTTACCCGACATTCAGATATTCGGTCATCAAGCTTGAAGCCGCAAAAGAGCTGTTCAGAGATGAGACACTCGTAAACGGCTCACGGCTTCTCATTGAAGGTGATTTATATTCAGAATTGATAGTGATTTGGAGTGATAATAATGGGTAACGAAAGAAGAGATAAAGCAAGAAAATTCTTGGCAATGCTCGAAAGAAAAATCGATAACTGGGATGAGAGGTCTTGCTTTACTGTATGCGGTGTGAAAAATTTGAGCCGTTCAGATATGGATGATCTCATATTATACACAGAGCATTTCATAGAATACGGATATTTTATAGGACTTCGCGAACCACTCGGAAGCATCGCCGAGGTTTTGAAAAATGCTGATTTGAAAGGAGAAAACTATGATCAAAATTGAAAATGTAGAAGTAATGGGGTGGAAGGCAGCCATTAGAGGTATGCGCAATCCGATGAACTCTTGGGAGAAGAGTGATAGTGAGCGTAAGTACGAATCATGGCATGATATGTCTGGTGGATATTTTACTATTGGTCCAAATGACCTTGACCTCATGACTCGCCTTCGC